CATCTTGTTCCAACCATTCATAGTATGCCTGTAGAAAAGAAACAAAGTTGGCATAGTTAGGATCATCCCGAATAAATTCAGGAAGTTGTGATGGAATTAATATCGATGTTTTTTGTCCGTTACTAATCATGATGTTTTAGCTATAACATTTACATTGATTGCATTTGGATCAAAAGCATCGACTGTTATGATTCTATTATATGAAGATGATATAATTGTTGTTGATGGATTTGCTGAAACTGTCAACTGGCCTAAAGGATTATTAACCGACAAAGGATTAAAAGCTGTAAGTGTTATGATACCATTTCCATAATCTATGATTCCAGCATTACTGTTAATAATGGTTTTAACATTTTCAATATTGTTGTAATAGGTCCTTAGAGTTCCGTATTGACCTTCCAAGTTAACAATACCGGCAGCCGATTGACCTGTTGTATCACCAGAAACGGCTGTTATTTTAACGATTGCACTTGTGTAATTTTTGCCAGCAGTTAACACATTAATTTTCTTTATAGTACCGTTAGAATTGATAACAGCCTGAGCTGTTGCGCCAGTTCCGTCACCTAAAATAGTAACTTTTGGTGCCGTTTGATAAGCATAACCCGGATTTAATAAAAATATAGAATCTATTCCTCCTGTTGAGGATGGAACTTCTTCGATGTAAATACCATCAATATTTGTGGCCAAATTTAATGGGTTTCTTTCTTGTAATGAAGGTGAACTACTAACTCCACTTAAAAACATACCTTTTTTAAGTGGTACGCCATAGTATAACTTATATGTTGTTGGTGTTGTTAAGTTTGGATAGATTTTTTTCTGAACCCGTATAGAAACCTCATTACTGATAATTGATGGATTAGCATTTTGAATAGCAATTATCAATTCAGAGACAGAGAAGGTTGAATTGAATGTATTGAGTGTATTTGATGCAAAGTTACTTACAGAAGTTTTAATAAGATTATTGATACCATTTGAAGATAATGTTGTCTTTTTAGGATCATAAAGAACATTTGCATCAATTTTCAAATAAGTATAATCAGGATCTACAATCGTTGGTTCTACAGTCATTACAGAAATTGGTTTAATAACATCTTGTATCAACCTAGCTTTCTGTGTTGTAGTTAATGAATATGCACCAGTTGGTTTCAAAGAAACAAAAACCTGGCCATATACTGGAGGATTATTTTGTTCTCCACCCCATACATTAACAGCATCAAAGGTAATACCTAATTTATTTTGTTGAATTAATGTTATATAATCTTCTTTAGTTACTGCACGATTTTGAGCAGCATATGATTTTGGTGCTTGATATTTAATTGATTCAATAGATTCCTTATCAGAACCTTGTGCAGCTTTAATTAATGGCGTAATAGTATGTGTATTGATGTTGGTGAGATTAGACATCAATAAGAAGTTATTTGCACCTTCAGCCATTGTTCCATCGGTTGTGATATATGAAACAATAACTATATTACCATCTTGTAATTTATTACCTAATATACCATCACCAAAATACAATTCATAATTGCCATTAGATGCTTCTTGTAAGAAATATACCTTAGAAGTTGAATCTAATGACAAATAATCTGTTGCTGTTTGATAAGTTTCAAATGCCACATTAGATGATGATTGTTGTACATTGACCAAAATAGTTCTTGTATCAATATTTTTATCAATTATTTGAAACAAATATTTTGGATTTGTTGTACTATCTACAGTAAAACGATAGATAGCTGGAATACCTTGTTTGATTTTAACATCTTCAAAAGTTGCAGTATTTGATACCACGTTTACAGTTATAGAGTCTGTTGTTACAAAATTATAGTTGACACGATTTATTGCTTCCGACATGAAATTTGTAAATTTAGGCAAAGTATATGACGCTTGATCGATACCAGTAGCAACAAACTTTATATGAGCTTCTGGTGCAATAGAAGATTTTGGTGTATAATCCAATAATTTAGCTTGAGAAACAACTGAACTTCTTTGTAATGCAGAGTCTAAAAATAACTCATTCGCTACCATATTCAAGTAAAAAGCATTATATTGTGTATTATAAGCCAAAACATCAAGCAAAACAGACATAGCTGAACCTTGAAAGTTGTAATCTTTGAAGGTGTCTTGAGATTGGAGATATGTAATAAAATTACTTTTAATATTATTAAAATCTAATTCAGTAATTTTAATATTTGTGTTGGAAGATGCCATTTATCTTGACCTTTGGAGAAGTAGGTTTACTGCGGTTGGTGCAGTATTGTTTCCTATGTAAAATTGCAATGTAACAGTATATTCATTTTTATCGGAGTTTGGTTGCACAATAATTTTATCAATCTTTGCTCTTGGTTCAAAATTGTTAATGACTATTTTGATTTCTTCAGTAATTAAATCTGAAGTGATGTTGTTGATAGGTTCAAAAAGCAATTTACCAATATTAGACCCTAAATTTGGTTGAAATGGTCTTTCATAAAAATTGGTAGACAGCAAATTTCTCACAGAGCGTATTACCGATTGATTATCATAACTCAAGGCTACATCATTCGTCACCGGTAAGCGATTGAATGTTAAATCTAAATCTGAATATATTTTTGTTAAGGTTGCCATTGTTTATTTATAGAGCTTAGGAGTAAATGCGCTTTTTGGAATTTCGTTAACCGTCCGGACTTTTTAGGGGGCCGGACAGGATTTCGAAATTTTGTATTTTTTATGTTACAGTATAATCGACACCACCAACTCTTTGATGTATAGAATTTATTAATACAATAGCTACTGTACCTCCAGGAAATAAATTGTATGAACCATTTCCTGCTCCTGTAATAGTGAAACTACTGGCGCCTGCTGGAATTGTTACAGTACCTCCTAAATGGTCTTCAATAAAGGTATTTCCTTGAAAATTCATAACATACCAAGTAAGTGTTGCATCAACACCAGAAGGAGTAACTGGGAACGTTGCATCAACCGGCGTGGATGAACCTGCAGGTACAGAAGAAGGACTTGTTGTTCCTGTTCCAACATCGCCACCGAGTAGAACTGTTTTTACATTTACACTACTTTGATGACCATTTTCGAAAGTAATAATAAATGTTCCTTCATTTTTCATAGTAGGACTGTTTGAAGATAATTGTCCAAAGTGTACTTCAGCTGAACCTTTACTATCTAAATGACCTTCAAAAACTCCAGGACAAAAATCAGGATCTGGATATTTCTGTCCAGGAGCAAGATATAATTTCAGTCCAGGATAATAATACTTCGGTGATAGTCCCAAATAGTCTTTAGCAATTTTTATACCTTTAGCACTTAACCTGTTAGGTTCATAATCAAGACCAAGGACATCACCAAGCTGCCCGCCATTAAACCCACCTATCCACAAAAGTCCAGAAGTTGTTTCATATGCGGCAGAAGTATTATAACTTGCTAAATTAGGATTATCATTAATTATTAAAGCACTTTTTGCATAATTATCAGTTGAATATAAGAATGTAGAATTTGGTACACCACCAGTTATTGATACTATGAACTGTCCAATGCCGTCAGCAATAGCATCTCCAAGTATTCCAGAATAATTTAATCCAATTTGTTTTACAATTTCTTTATTGCTTGTAATTGTTCCGGATGAATTGGAAGAACCGCCGCTGCCTCCGCCATATACAAATGCAACAGTATTTGAAATTGGTGTACCAAGTCTTTTTTTAATTTTGTTTGTCCCAATGAAATTGTTAACCAAAAAAGATTCAGTTTCACCCATATTATTAAAAGTTTTTGTTGCATTATAAGTAGTAACTAAAGATTTTACATTCGCATAAAAAGATTTATCTGCATTTTCTCTTTCTGTAAACATAATCACAGTATTTGAGAAATCTTTACTAATCTGTAAAACAGTATCATATGATAAAATTGATTTATAATATGAATTAATCTCCAAAGGTATTAGACTTAAACTATTTGATATCTTAGCACCTGCATATATAATTGTGTTAGCCATTTGATTAATTTGATTGGCCACCAAAATACTTGTAAAACAACCCAACATAATAGAATTATTTGAAAGATTATCAGTCTGATGAACAATATATGTTGCACTTTTGCACATTGAAGTTGCTGTCTGATAATATGGTACATTTGATGTATCAAGACCAATTTTCACATCATCATCAATTTTTCTTACATTTGACATTCTTGAAGTATGAAATAGAAAAGTTTCTGCATTTGATACTTCGGTGGTACCACTAAGTGATAGAAATTGACAATTTGTTAAAATGTTGGTGAATAAACCAGTAATTGCATTTGTAGATCCTCTTATATCAGCATAACCAAGCAATGTGTTGGCCGTATCACTGATAGCGTAAATAGCATTAGCTACTGGATTGTAAGTATAATTACCCACATCATTATTAGCAATATCTTGAGCTTGCCAAGTAGTAATTACAGATGGTACCGAATTCAAATGTTTTATCGTATCGTCTGAAAAATTTTGCACAGCACCATTAGGATCACTAAAATTAAATCCTAAAGTGCCATATACACCTGTTCCATTATTTACTGTTGCCATATTGTATTCTCCTTAAACATAATATTATAATCCCGCAAATGGTGGGATTGGAGGTCCTGTTGGCCCCTTAAAACCAACGTGAAAGTGTGCGTCATAGATACTTGAATTAACTGCATCAGTCATTAACACAGCATCCATGATACCAAAATTACCAAATGGTGCATTAATTGAACCGACTGCAAATATTTCTCCAGGTACTGCTATACCAGTTCCAACAGCAACACCACCAAATTGTGTCACAAAACCTAGTATGCCTGCTCCTACGCCTGTTCCAGCATCAACTCTAAAATTTGCACTAAGATTATCTACGGAAATATCACCCGAAACACTTAAATCGGAATTAATCAATACATGATCGCCAGCAGATAGACTTAAAGAACCACCAAAATTTGGATTTGAAGTTATGTTCATATCATTGTCGGATCTAATGTCCATGCCATCATCACCTCTGCATCTCATTAACATATTACCACCAACATCTAAATTATAGTCACCCATGATTTGTTCATTCTTATCACCCATGACCTGAATGTTGGCATCACCTTCAATTCTAATAGTACAAGCACCTTTAATCAACACATTTTTATTGTTAATGACGATTTCATAACCATCACCATAGACTTTATGAACCTCATCACCATTAGGATGCATTTCAATAAATGTGCCTATACGATGTTGTAAACGAATTCGTTCTCGTTCTGGTGTATCATCCATCTCAAATGAATGTCCAGATTCTGTCTGTGTTACATGATTATATGGATAGATTGGTGGATAATCAGTATTGGCTGCTGATTCTGGTTCTGTCCATGAATAATCCGGCCAAGTGCCGTCTGATAATGTTGTTCCCATAATATATTAAGGTGTTGACTTTGGTTGATTTGCTGATGTTTGTTTTTCCGCAACACTTGCAGCTGTTGGTGCAGAATTCACTACCGCTTTGGCATCAGTTGTAATTTTAGTAATAGTATTAGCTGTTGCTATAGTTGATAATGAAGATGGTGCTGTTTTAATTTGACTTAAATTTGGATTATTTTTACCTGTATTTCCTACAATTGTTTGAGTTGTTTTTTGAGCAACTGCAACAATTGTTTTAGCACCAACTACGGATTTTGCAGTTAATGTTAAAGTTTGTTTAGCTGTAGATATCAATTCTTTAAAATCTCCACCACCTGGGACAGAAGAAGCTACCAAATCACTAAAAATATTACTGGCCAAATGTAACAATCTTCTAAGACATTCAGCCAAAAACTTTGCAGCTTTTGCGGGTAAAGAAACAATAAAAGTAACGATTCTGTTTAATGTATTAATATAACCTAAAACTGTTTTTTCAAATTGAATAATTGGTTTAAGAATATTATCATTAATAAACTTTAACTCTCTAACAATTTGTTTAGCTAAATCAGCATATATTTTAAATCCTGTTGGATCAAGGCCTAAAGCTGCACTCGCAGCACGCAAAGCATTTCTAACATCTTGTAGGATAGAATCCAAATATTTTTTGAGTTGTGTATTTTTCTTTAATTCAGCAGTAAAATCACACACATGAACTCGTTGATTATTAACACGGGTGATTGTTGTGTTAGCAAGTTGCCCTCTCGCCAAATTAGAAATGGTTGAGCTACCTTTAGCTCGTGCATCACCAGTAATTAAAACTTTTGGTGGATTTGCCTCGTATGAGGTATTATAATTTGAAGCATCAATTTCTGTAGTTGCTAAATTTACGTCTGCCATTTTATTCCTTTAGATTAACCATAAAAATCACCCAAATCAGCTGCAGCTTGAATTTCTTCTGGTGTTCTTAACTCGACATTATCTGACAAATTAGGTTCAATTTGACTCATACCAGGTAAAACACCCATCATGATTGGAAACTGACCACTTTCAGAGTCCATGAAAAAACCTACTATCCAATCACCAATCATAGGCGATGAAAATACTTTTGAGCTATTTAGCGGATATATTGGATGTGCCCAAGGCAAATCTCCGGTTTCTATTTGAGAACCATACCATCCAAATATCCTTACCTTGCATCTACCGAGTCCAAGTGGATCAGCACGGTCTTCTATCTCACCAACCCACCATACAAACCCGTTTAGGCCTGCAAAATTATTTACCATTTTAGACATTCTTCAATCCTTTAACTGTATTTTGCCATAAGGAATTACTATTATCAATATCAGCATATTGTTCAGCTGAACTATCTTTAGCTATCTCCACAATTGTTTTATAATCATTAAAAGTAATTAGGTGTTTTACAGCAGTAATCAAATAGTTACCAGAATAAAAAGAATCTGGCTCACGATTATTAATATTACCCACACCATCATTTGGTGCCCTATTAAGTAATGAAAAATTAATAGTAGAACCAATACTTAAACCTGGGTCACCTGGAACTGATAACTTAATTCTAGTATAGTTTATTAACTGCAACTGTGCTGTTCTATACGGTATATAAGTCTCAGCAAAAATATTTGGTGCAACAGATCCAGCTTCTTGATTATCCACATATTTAGAGTCTTGTTCATCAAAATTAGAAAATACCAATTTTAATACAGCCTGTGATGATTGATTCAAACCATCACCCAATCTGTTTTTAAAGTTATTTGTGATAGGCCAAGGATTCAATGATGTTGAATTGGTTTGATAATTGGCATAATCAAAATTCGTTGCTTTTGTTTTTCTTGTGAGAATATCAACAGAAAGCAACTGATTTGCAAAAACGCCAGCATTAATGGATCCCAAAGTATCGTAAGAATTTAATATTTCATATGTTGTAACATTATATATCTCTTGATTTGATGTATTCTGTTCTATATTTTTTGGATTATATGTATAACTAGCATATGGTGGATTGGTTTGTATATCCATCATAGACTGTAAAGATCTAAAATTAAATCCATATTTGTTTTCAAAAAATAACATATCAGCACCAAGTTTATCTGCTGATGGTCTGGCGTAATTTGACATCCAATTAATAGCATCAAATGGTTTAATTGTTGGTATTACAAAATCATATATGCCGTAAGTTGGTTCGATGATAGATATGTTGCTATCATTTACTTGTAATTCGTTAGATAATATGTCATATATATTATCCGAAACAGTTTGACCTGGATAAGATTTACACAACTTATATTGTTCTGATAAAAGCATTTCTTCCGAACAAAAATATAAAACATATGTCTCAGTATACATATTTTGTTCAAGTTTTCTTTTACCTACTTTATAAACTCGCATAAGTTTATCAACAGGATCAGTTTCACCATCTTTACTGAATGTCATTCTAAGATATTCATTACCATTTAAATTCAGTAATGATATATAGTTCATGGATTCAGACACCATGACATAACCAGATGTGGTATTATTGAATATATCTTCTTCATATGACAGTTCAACCATCATATTTTTAAGGTCAAAAGTTCCCGTTGCTGATAATAATGTAAGCGTGGTTAATGCAAAGTCATTAGCATATCTAATTCCTGGTGATAAAGGCGCAGCCATTTATTTTCCTATCAAAGTTGCAAATTGAGATTCTAATTCTGAAGCATATATTGAATTGATTAAACTGATACTTCTTTTGGCTTCATTTTGTTGCAACTCCCAATCATATATGTTTATTGCACTCAAAGAAGTTATTTGTGTTACAGTAATACCATTTTGAAATATTTGTGTTGTTGTACCTGGAACAGTTGTATTATATGTGTATTCATCAATCACAATTATTCGTGTTGTTTGGTTTTGTGTTAATCCATCAATTGTTAATATATTTAAACGATACTCATGAATTGCACTTTGAGTATAGGTTATAACATTATCTATATGTGCTGCAGCAGCCGCATCCGAATATTTACTAATCAAATAATCATTAAATTGTTTCGAATTCAATGGCCAATTCCATTGAGGATCTAATGCTTCATTAGAAAGTAAAGTTATCCAATATCTGTAAGAGTTACCATAATACTTATTGGCTACAATATCAGGAGTATCTCCTTCTTGTATATCATAGGTATAGAATAACAATGGATTTTTTAGAAGTGATGGAATGATATCCACCCTTTTCATAAGGTTAGTCAATATAACATTATTAAAATCTACAATTTTTGGAAAAGAATTAAAATATAACATTATCGTAAATCTCCACTTGCAATTTTTTCTTTGTCCAAAATTTGAGTTTCTTTAAAAGATAATGTTAAAGTGGTTTGAACAGGCGCACCAGTTCTTTCATGTGCTGCAAAGCCATTTGGTGCATAATTAATACTTATATCCATTAGAGCACAATCACCATATTTTGGAAGATATTGATTCTCTTTACCATTAATCATAAAAGCAATATTAAAGACTGATGGTGGTGTTAAAAACATACTATTTGTTGATGAACTTGAACCTGCTTGTAAACCTGGTGCAAAATGATATTTAAAAGCCTGAATAATTTTAGCAATTTGAACAGATTCATCAGCTGATTTTGGAGTTAATGTAAAAGATAGACTAAAACTTCTTAGTCCAATACCCTTGTACACCATCTGAACTTGTGGATTAATTGCAAATCCTTTTGCTTTCAATAAAATATCGCCGAGTTGAGGTGTTAAACCAGAACCAAGATTTGAATTTGTTAATAACTTGAGGGCCACAGGATCAGTAGAAGCAAAATTCATTAAAACATCTTTGCCGGCAGAAATTTTATCTCCAATAGTGCCATCTTTTGCATTAAAAGCACCAGCAACTTGTGATGCAGTTCCGGCTAATGAACTAATGGTTTGTAGTGTTCCAAGAGCTGTGTCCGACATATTCATTTCACTATAATCAGAATTATACTGAGCTATTAGAGTATCTGGCATATATAATGATACTGCCAATCTAGGTCTTGTTGTAGATGGTGTAACAGCAATACTTTTTGTGGGGGCATAATTATTAATAAAATCACTAACTGTACCACCAGCATCAAACATATCAGCTGCACCTTTAACTAAATTGGTAAGTCCAGAAACACTTACACTTGTTCCGTTTGAGCCAGCAGCAATAGGACTTTTATCAGATGTATCGTATCCAGCTGGAATAATTTCTTTTACTAAAAATTGAACATAATGAAATTTAGAAGGATCAGTACCCAAATCGGATGGATATCTTAGCGACTGAAGTTCTTTTCCTTCAAATAAAACAGAAAGTGGTCCTCTGGCGATATTACCCAATAAACCAGGTAATGATACGCCACCGACTGATGTTGGTATTGAAACGACTGGCATTGATTTCTTTAATAAAAATTGATATACATATATTTATGGCATATTCAGGACGATTTACACCGACCAATCCTAAAAAGTATATTGGGGACCACCGAAATATAATTTATCGCTCATCATGGGAATGTAGAGTGATGGATTGGCTTGACCGTAATGATTCTGTGTTATCTTGGGCTTCTGAAGAATTGGTTGTACCTTATATATCACCAATTGATAATAAATGGCACCGATACTTTCCAGATTTTCTGGTTAAAATCAAAGGCAAAGATGGTAAACAGAGAACTTTGATGCTTGAGGTAAAACCGAAATATCAGACACAACCACCAAAACCTCAGAAAAGAGTGACAAAGAAGTTCATTAATGAGGTTGCCATATGGGGTGTCAATGAAGCTAAATGGCGGGCAGCTAGTGAATTCTGTATTGACCGTGGTTGGGAATTCAGGGTGATTACTGAAGACCATCTTGGTCTGTAACTAAATACTCGATGGACTCTAAACTAAAAATACTCACCGAAGAATTTAAAACGACACAATTTCCTTTATTGTCTCGTTCTTCTATCAATTGGTTTAATAAAAAAGTCGCTGAGATAAAAAATCCCACAAAAATTATCAGAGATATTGCTCGAGAAAAGCAAAGAACAACCAGAGTTGGCCAGATAATGAAAGGCAAGCTGTATTTCTTTTTTTACAATCCAAAAACGAGAAATAATTTACCATATTATGACAGGTTTCCACTAGTATTGATGTTGGAAAAATACAATGATGGGTTCTTAGGATTAAACCTGCACTATTTACCAATTAGGTATAGAGTGGCATTTTTGAATAAGTTGATGGTATTTGCTCTCCAGGACAACGAGGATGATATTAGAAGAATCAGAGTCACATATGATATTTTGACTGCATCCAAACGATTCCAAGAATTTAAACCATGCATTAAAAGATACTTGTATTCTCATGTCAAGTCTAGGATACTTGCCGTCCAGCCAGATGAATGGCAAACAGCAATATATTTACCAGTTCACCAGTTTAAAGGTGAAAAAGCACCAGTAATATGGAAAGAATCCATGGAAGAAGTTAGGAATTCATAAAAATGGCAGGTTCAATATCAGAATTTAAGTCGAGTTTTGTAACCGACTTGGCACGTCCAAATAAGTTTGACGTTAGTATTCCCATTCCATTAAGTCTTTTACCTTTTCGAAATATAGCTAGAAATTTAACTTTTAGGTGTGAAAATGCGGAGTTACCAAGTAGAACTTTTGCTACTGTTGAACAAAAGTTTGGTTCTAATCCAACTCAAAAATTTCCATATCAATCGTCATACAATGATGTCAATTTAACTTTTATTGTTTCAGATGATATGTCTGAAAAGTTATTTTTTGATGCGTGGTTGGAATATATAAATCCATCATATAAGTATGATTTTAGATATAGAGATGACTATTGTTCAACAATTCAAATTAATCAGTATGATGTAACAAACGCAAAATCATATTCTATTAATTTAGTTGATGCTTATCCAATTTCTGTAAATCAACTAGACTTAGATTGGTCATCCGATGGTCACCATAAGTTGGTTGTTGTATTTGCTTATTCTTACTGGCAAAACAATTCTATACAGAGTTTGGGTACAAGTTTGTTACAAACAGCAATTTCGGAAATTATTGCTGGTTTTGATGGATTAGGCTATGCCGATCCAACACCAGATGTTTCTTTATCAACAGTTTATGCTTCTATTATTGATGCTAAATAGTAACTACCCATAATGTAAAAGAACGTGTATTATAATTAATTTTTTAATGGAGATATAAAATGGCTTTGCCTAAAATTGATGTGCCAATTTATGAACTAGATTTACCACTATCAAAAAAACACATTCGTTTTAGACCTTTTTTGGTCAAAGAACAGCGTAATTTGATGATGGCGATGGAATCTGATGATAAAGAAACGATAGAAAAAAACATTCGTCAAGTGTTGCATAATTGCACTTTGACTGAAAATATTGATATCGATACTTTACCAATTCTTGATGTTGAATTTTACTTTCTAAACCTTAGAGCTCGTTCTGTAGGTGAAATAGTGGAAAACAAATATCGATGTGAAAATATTGTTGATGATAAGAAATGTAATAACTTGATGGACAGTAAGTTAAATCTATTGGATATCAAAGCAGATATGAATGGTTCTGTTAATGAAAATATTCAATTGACGGACAGAATCAGTATTAAATTTAAATATCCGGAATTTTCTATCATAGAAAGATCCTCAATGTTTGATAATGCAACTGATTTGGCTTTTGACATGATTGTTGAAAGTATTGAATCTATTTTTGATGGTGAACAGTTTTATTATGCCAAAGAGACAGAACCAGCTGAATTGGTTGAGTTTGTTGAGTCGTTAAATCAAGAGCAATTTGCTAAGATTGAAGAATTCTTTAATAACTTACCAAAGTTAAACAAAACAATAGAAATGGATTGTAAAAAATGTGGATTTCATCACACTATTGAAGTGGAGGGACTAGAAAATTTTTTCGGATAACATTTCGTCATGATAATTTAAGGAATTACTATCAAACAAACTTCTCACTGATGCAACACCACAAATACAGTTTGTTTGAACTTGAAAATATGATTCCATGGGAGCGTGATATCTACGTGAGTATGCTTATACAATACATTGAACAAGAAAACGAAAAAATTAAGCAACGTCAAAGAAAGTAGATGAACTATCAACAAGCATCAGAAGTAAGAGGAAGAGGTTTACTCGGTAACATTACCGATAACCTTGTTTCCGGCCAATCCATTGGTAAATCATTTGGTCGTGGTATATCAGATACCTTTAAAGCCAAATCTATAGGTGTCAAAGAGAAATTTGATCCAATACGTCTTGCAAAGAAAATGACTGGTAACTTGGGTGGCGCCTTGGTCGGTCGTTTATTAGGACGTAAAAAGGAAGACATGCAACACTTCCTTGGTGGCCAATATGGATCAAAATCAGAAAGTACTGATGGATTTGGTAATGTCAGCACGGCATTTTTCTCCACAGTAACTGGACTACGAAAATTGGAATCCGGAGATTCTGTAACAGATGTAGCAAGTAAACTGTTTGCTTTTATGGAAAAAACAAGAGAAGATAAAAAACGCAGTTATGAGTTGTCGAAGAATTTTGAAGAAGAGTCTTTAGTTGAAGATGAGTTGAATCATAAAAAACTTATAAAAGCTATTGAAGATACTAAAAAAATACCTGAAGAAAAGAAACCGGAAGAAAAGAAAAAAAGTGAACCTGAAAAGAAGGGACCAGAAAAAACGGAAACTAAAGGTAAAGAAGAACCTAAAAAAGGTGAGCCAGCTAAAGGTGAACCAAAAAAAGGTGAACCATCAAAGACAACTGAGCCAACAAAGCCACCACCTGAAAAAGCACCGGTTCAAACTGCTAAACCAACAATTCAAACTAAACCACCACCAACTACTACACCAGTTACTCCTGCGGCACCTGCAGCAGCTTCTGCTGGTGTATCTACCGCAGCTAAGGTTGGTGTTGCAGCTGCAGCTGGTGGTGTGGCACTATCTGCTGCGGCCAAATTATCACTTAAAGCTGAACAAGGTGTAAAGTCTGGTGAGGATGCATTAAAACCAAATAATGATGCAAAAAGAGTGCAAAAAGGCGAATTTTCAGATACAACTATACCTAAAGTTGGTGCGGCTACACCAGATGTAAGTAATTCAACTTCTTACGGACTTTTTGGAATCAACAACATTAGAACAAATGGAACTGATGGAAAACCAATTCCGGGAACATCTACGATTGATTCTTTTGTTAAAGACAATCCACAATTAAATCTTCCTTACCCAGGTTCTAACGTAGAACCAGCAGCAACAAAAAGATTTAATGAAGCTTGGTGGAAAGTATCAAAAGAACATCCACAAGAAATGTTGGAAGCTCAAATGACTTTTTATAAAAATAAATTTGAACAACCAGCTATTGAAAGTTTGACAAAATCCGGTATTGGCAAAGATATTTCTGAAAATCCTGGTGTTCAGGTTTATATGGTTGATAGGAGAATAGCTTATGGTAAAGCATTACTAAAAGCTGCATTAGATTATGCCAAAAAAGCAAGAACTCCTGAAGAATTCATTAGACTAATTTCAGAATTTGATGACAGTCATCTTAGAGTAAAAGATGCTAAAGGTAAAAATATAGGAATCTATGGTGATTTAACAACTGATGAAAAATATAAAGAGTTGGAAAAAGGTTTACACAATAGGATAAAAACAAGAACTGCATCTGCTTTAGAACATATAAATGATACCGGTGCAAATCTTAACCAATCGTCTGTTGTAAATAAAGATATTAAACAACAAGCTGGAACAACTTTGATGATTAACAAGACACAAAATACAATCATTCAAAGTGGATATAAACAACAATCTCAAGTGATAACACCTCCTACAAATCCAGATAAGCCAATGATAATGGAATAAAAATGCAAACAACACAATCATTAGAAAAAGAATTATTTGTTTGGAATCCAAAAGCCTTTAGTAATAGGGGTTATTGGTTTACGTTAAAAGAAAATGGATGGTATGGTAGACCCGCAAATAAAGCGGAAGCTGAACAACTTGGTAAACCACAATCGTCTGATTCACTAATAAGTCCAAGTAAAAATTCTAAAGTTAAATTACATGCAAAGATTATACCTGTTGTATCAACAATACCAACTTTAACAGAACCTATACAACAAACAGTTATTAATCAAACAAATGTTGTAGGTTCAAAAGGTGAAACTGGTGAAACTGGTGCAAAAGGTGAAACTGGTGCAGCTGGTCGTGATGGTAATGCTGTTGGTTCTAAAGGTGCAGCTGGTCGTGATGGTAATGCTGTTGGTTCTAAAGGTGCAGCTGGTCGTGATGGTAATGCTGTTGGTTCTAAAGGTGCAGCTGGTCGTGATGGTATGTCTTATTCTGAGGCTACAGGCATTAGAAAAACTAAACTAAGTGATTTGATTACAGATAAACTTGTGTCTGGCCAAGGTGTTTTTTCATCCATTAAAGGTGGCATCTCCGATAAAATTAAGGCAAAAGCCAAAGGTGTTAAAGAGTCTTTTGATCCACTTAATATGGCTAGAAAATTAACTGGTGGATTAGGTGCAGCTATGCTTGGCCGAATGACTGGTCGTAGCCAAGAAGACATTGAACACTTTACTGATAGAACTTCTGGCAAAAGAGATTCTTCCGGAACAGCAACCATGATGCGTTCAGGTTCAAGCAAAGGTATAGAAAAAGCAGTATATTCCAAAGTAGCCGATGGTAAACAAGAAAAACTTAAAAAAGGTGAAGGTGTTGCTAGTGTATTAGCCAAATTATACAATCTAATTAAAAAAAGTCATGAAGATGAAGTTGGGAGAAACGAATTAGAAAAGAACTTTGCTGAAGAAAAACAAAAGAAAAAGAATAAATGGAATGATGAATTGATTGAAGCCATTACAGGTATAAAAGCTAAAGGTAAACCAAAAACAGCAAAAGAAGAAAAAGGTGGCATATTAGATTCCTTAAAAGGCCTTTATGATAAAGCGGTCAAATGGGTAGATGAAAAATTTGGTTGGATAATGGATTTGAAAAAATGGTTACCAAATTTGTCTTTTTTGGGTGGATTTACAACACTCGGTGAACTTATTTTATCTGTGTTGGGTAGTGGTCCATTTTTAGCAGCCGTTGGTGCTGCAGCTGCCGTTGCTATAGCTGCATATCTTTCAGGTAAAGCTACTGAATGGATCCGTGAAAATGTAAAGGACATGAAAAAACCTACTGCTGAAGAATCAGCAAATATATTGGCCAATGGTTCTGAAAAAGATATTGCTTATTATAATATCACAGATAGAAATACTGGTGAAGTTATGATGGGCGGCCGTGACGTTTTATCCGATATTATTAAAAATGCTAAAGGTGAATCTTCATGGGAAGATAATGCGCCAATGAGTGAAGGTGTTCCACAGCAAACAGCAACTCAGTTGGCTAATGTTCCTCCTCGTCCAGATACGACTGGTGGTAAAAATAAATCTAGAGCAGAGAATTGGGATAGAAAGTTTGGTAAAACACATAATCCAGATGGAACGCCATTAGTACAAACTTCGGCTAAACCTTTACCGTCTGGTGTTGAAGCGTCTACAGCAGCTGCAGGACAAGGTTCATCAACAGCCGCAAGAATGGATCCAAGAAGAACAGATTTAGTAACACCAGATGCTGGGGTTACTACAGGCGGTGGTGCTTCTGTTGGTGGTATGCATGGTGTTAAGAAGGTGCCAAAACAAATGGCAGGTGAATTACCACCACAATCAAATCCGTTAACTGAAAGAGTGCAATCAGCTATTTCACAAAATAATGATTTACAGATTCAAGATTCAGGAAAAACAATTGTAATAGACCAATCCAAAACAATAAACGCTGGCCACAGCGGTGGTGAATCTGGTGGTATTACATTTGGTGGTTCTGTCTCTGTAAGAACCGATGATGATTCTCTACGCAAGGTACAGAGACAAGGTCTGAGACCCATATAAAAAACCCCGCACTAGGCGGGGTATCAAATCAAAACATCATAACAAATTCAGGAGATATTAAGACTCTGCTAGTTTAGCAAAGTAAGCCAAGTCATCATCTTCCTCGGCCATCAATTCTTC